GCGAAGGGCGACATCCCACCAAGTGTTGATGGTGACGCGCACCTGGCTGTTTGTGTCCAGGCTGTAAGGGTTGACCACCAGGTCAAGACCGCCCCAGTTGAGCAGATACAGCTCTTCCCAGTTGCCGTAGATGATGGCGTGGCAAACTTCACCAGAAGCACCCTTCACAAGGTTGCTGGGCACGTTGCTGGTGAAATACACCGGGTAGCCGTTCAACTCGTTGTCCTGGATGATGAACATTCCGGATCCCGTGTCCTTGGAAACGGTCTTCAGCTTGCCGTACATGCCAGGCGTCATCAGATAGGCGCGGCGGCCCATGGGGGCGTTGGCACCGTTGACATCGCTCTCCAGCTCCACCAGGTTAGCCCAGGTAGGCACGGCACCAGCTGCACCACCAGCGACATCACCAATGCCGGAGGTGTTCAAGATACCGCGAGGGATGGGCGCGTTGCCGGAACCGTTGATGGCAGCAACCTCCAGCGCCTGGCCAATGCTGGTGGCAAGGTCTTCGCGCACCATGAGTTCCACGTCAACCACGCCCTGCACCATCAGCTGCTTGCTGAAAATCGCGTATGCTCCAAGGCGCTTGGCCCTGACCTGCGTCTTGGCCACCGTCGGGTTGGTTTCAGCGTTGGCATCCACCTCGCCTTCCCATGTGGCAGTGGAACCGCCGTCTTGGTTAATGAGGTCAAAGCCGTCACGCAGACCAGTGAGGTAGGTGGCACCAAGCTGGGTCATCACCGTTGCCGGGTACAGGTAGGGCACGAACTCTCCAATGGTGTTCTGCACCAGGTCGCCAGCAGTGGCAGCGGTGGTGACACCAAGGGCAGTACGTTGCTCAGGCTTTTTCATCAGGAAGCCGGGAAGGGCAACGCCTTCCGTTGCGAATCCGCTGCTCCGGGCTTCGGCCTCACCTTCTTGCCACATCTCGCCATTCAGACCAGTGATCTTGTTGCCACGAATGACATCGGCGATAACTTGGCGGAAGGAGAAGTTGGCCACCATGCTGCGCTTGTCCTGCTCCTCACCCTTGCGGTTGACTTGCACCAAGGCAACGTTGGGCTTTGCGCGCTCTTCCTCGCGGCGGAGCTGCTCAGCTTCCAAGAATTCAGCGTCGGCAATCTTGCCGCGCAAGACAGCGATGGCGTCAGAGATGCTGCGCAGCTCCGTCATTTGTTCGGGGGTTGCGCTGCGGCTCTCGCTTTTTTCAATGGCGTCCAGGAGCGCATTTTTTTTGCCCTGGGCCTCATCCAGCTGCTGCCGGAGTTGCAAAGAAATTTTCATAATGTTTCACAGTATTGATGAAGTGGACAGGCGCTAAGGCGCACCGGCCCAGGCTAATCAAATTTCAGGCGCAGGAACTCTGCGCTGTCAATGGCCACCGCATTGCTGGGCGGCTTCTGCTTGTTGCCAGCGCGCTCTGCCCATTGCTTCAGGCTGCGTGCTGCCACCGTAGTATCTGCGTAAGCAGGATAGGTCACCGGGCTCACGTCGTAGAGCCTGTCAACCTTCTTGATCCTGCGAGTGTATGTCCAGTTGCCTTGCTCGTCCTTGCTCTCTTCCCAGTCCTGCTCAGCCACGGTGAAAGCGAAGGAACTCTCCTTCAGGTCACCGCGCTGAATCATCACCAGGATGTCATTGCCCATGCTGGTTTCAGGGCTCTCGAATTCGTATTTCAGTCCGCGCTCGTCGATGGACAGCTTCAGGGTGCCGGAGCTCTGCCGTGCAAGCAGATACTCGTCCTCGTGGTTGAAGAGGGCGCGGGCATCGCTTACGGGTAGTGCATCGTCAAAGGCTCCCGGTTCAATCACCTCCGTGAACCAGTCTATGGTGGTGGGAGAGTTGAAGACGGCAGCGTAGCCGGTGACTGTCCTTCCGGTTCCAGGCTCTTCAATCTGCCGGAACTCAGTGTTGAACATGCGCTTTTCAATACTATTGTGCTTGCTCATTGCCGTTGTTGTTGCTATTGTGAATGGTTCCAATCATCTCCAGCGGTGCGAGGTTGACCTGCACCATGCTCTGGTCTCCACCAGGTACCGGGTTCATGTTCAGGTAAGCCCTAATCTCATTGGCCGTGATGGCTCCCATCTGGAAGAGCTTGTACCAGTATTCAACCCTGTCCTTGGGCAGCATCCACATGGTTTCATCGACGTGGCTTTCCACCCTGATGATCCGCTTTTCAGCATTAGTCAGCAGCTTCTTGCGCAGCTCCTGATCTCGCTTGGTGAGCCAAGGATCAAGGGTATTGGTGACAAAGCTCTTGGCGCTCTGCTCACTGTAGCCATAGGATTGCTTGTCAGATTCTGCCAGCATCTCAGGAGGAACTCCAGTGATGCGGGAGATCTCCGCCACTGTCCACTTGCGCGCCTCCATCATCTGGAAATCAGCAGGGCTGACAGGTTTCAGCTGCTGGAACTTGTCCATGTTGGGAATTGGCAGCACCATGCCTGCCTTCTCCAGTCCCCCGAAGTAGCGGGAGATGTCACGTGCCATAGCTTCGTCACCCTTGCTGTTGCCCTTTATGCCGGTGTAGCTGTACACCGCACTGGGATAGACGCCTTGTTTGAAAAGGGTGTTAGCCATTAGCGTCTGAGCCAGGGGCTCCCCAAAGGTATTGCGGAAGTAGTGTGCAAGGGTCTTGACTTCGTAGCCGTTGCGGAGCCAGATGCCGGGGATGTAGAGGACATCTTCAGGGAAATAGAGCTTTCCGGTCTCGATGTCCCAGTAGCGCAGGGCGTCTGTTGACTGAATCTTGTACGCCTGGCAGCCATGCCGCATCAGACGGAGGCTGACAAGCCTGCCTCTCTCATCCCGGATGATCTCAGCGCCGCCGCCGCCAGACAGGAAGGCATTGGCAATCATTGCCCACCAGAAGGCGAAGGGCGTCTGTTCATCGTTGGGCTCCGTGTTGCAGAGATAGGCAACCGGGTGATCATCCAGCTGATTGACCAGTCCATTCTGCCGGGTGTACACCTGGACAGGCAGCTTGGCCACACCATTGGCGACAATCTCGATGGCACGCACCAGGGCAGGGATGCCGGCCAAAGTGGTGTCATTCACCACCACGTTGCCGTCGGATAGATTGAACATCGCCATCATGCCGGAGGTGTTCTCGATTCCGATGCCGCGGCGCTCTGAGGAGCGGCGGGGCAGTAGCCTGGTAATTATGTCGCGTATGCTTGCCATGTGGTTACAAAACTATTGGCAAGTCCTTGATTATTAAGTTAGTGAGGCTAACAACGTTATTTTGAAAGGCAATGTATTTTTGAATTCTTACCAGCACAGGCAGCCCCTTAAAATTGACTTCCCATGATTCTTTTGCAACAGCATCGCTGGACGCTTACCCAACTTATGAGCATCATCCTGGCCATTCCGGCGGTGGAGGAGCTGCCTGTCTCCGTTGGTGTGCTTGGCTTGGTTTCTTTCTTGTTTGCCTCTTGGCGGCAATTCATGGAGGAGCGGAGGCGGCATGCGGAGGAGGGACGCAAAAAGGAGCTGCATCAGGCAAAGATGCAGCTCCTTGAAAAGCTCCAACAGAAAGGCGTGGAGCCTGGAGACATGGTGGATGTAATAGACAAGCTATTTGACTGACTGCCGGGCTTCCTCGGTTGTCCTGGCAAATTCTCGGCGGACAACAAAAAAGGCCCGGCGCACCGCGCCCGGCCTGTCAATAACAAAACCCAAATTACATAAAGTATCACTTTTTGTTCCTCCGCTGCAAATCGCTCTTCGTGACCCTGAAGGCATCGTAGCCACCGGCAGGGTAGTGCCTCATTCCTGTCTTCTCCTCCAGCTCCTGTTCCACCTGTTCAAAAGCCTGCTTGTAGGTTACTCCTGTCTGGCAGGCGTCCTCTACTGCTTCCAGAAAGGTCTTCGGGCAGCGGAGAAGTGCAACGTAGTGCCGCACCTGCCTTGCCAGCTCGTCATCATTGTTCAGCCTGTTCATCATTTCACTACGATGTTGGAGGTGATGAAATCCATGATTGTAAGCTGCTCCTCTTCGCTGTAGGTGTCAAGGTAGGCCCGCATGGCATCGAGTAGCGCTGCGATGCAGTCTATCTTGTCGGGGCTTGCCTTTTTCGAAATCCGGCAATTGTCACCGTCCTCGTATTTTATGACCACGTTGCCCATCTGCCAGGTGACCAGCGGGTTGCGCTGCACCTCGATAGCCCCCTTCTTAATCAGTAGCTCCACCTGGTAGATGGGCACTGTCAGGGAGATGGCACGCTGGCTGATTGGCTGGCAGTTGATGCCCTCCTTGGTCAGGTCGTTTATGACTGCATAGCCAAAGGCGCGGTCATAACCCAGCACCTTGACATCAAACTCATTGGCCATGTCCAGGATGTCATCTCGGATGAGGTCGAAGTCCATGGTATTGCCATCGCTGACTGTGAGCCAACCTTCGTGAGCCCAGCGCTTATAAACCACCCTGCCTTCATTTCGCTTGGGGTTGATGACCTGCTCTTCGTTGCAGTAGGTCTTCCAGAACACCCGGAACTTCTCTTCCTCCGTTTCCGGGGGGAAGATCAGGCACACGGAAGCGGTGTCACTGACAGCCGCTAAGTCAAGGCCAAGGTAACAGGTGCGGCCCTTCATCTCCTCCAGGCTGATGTCTGCCTGGGCTGTTTTCCAGTAGTCTTCGTTGATCCAACCCACAGACTGGGACAGCCACTGGTTGCAGTTCTTAACCCGGAAGGCCTTCTCTTTGCTGAACCCCTCCACCTGGGCCTTCTGGCACTCGTCAACCAGATAGGCCATGGATGGGAAATCTGCCTGCACTCCTGGGTTGGCCTTTTCCCAGTTGGCAGGGTCTCTCCAATCGTCCTCCTCATCCAGGTCGAAGATCATCACAAAGGTCCTGTCAATCTCCACCTCCCCGGTGAGCACCTTTTCAAGGGTCATCTCGTATTGGTAGCACGGGAGAGAGGTATCATAGCCGGCGGTGGTAATCTCAAGCAACAGCGGCTGCTTCCTGCCACCCATGCCGGTTTCCAGCATGTCAACCACCTTGGTGCTCTTGTGCAGGTGAAACTCATCGACAATGCCACAACTGGGTGAGCTGCCTTCGCTGGTGTCTGCATCCAGCGACAGGGGAAGCATGGTGCCTGGAATCTCACCGTCATCTATCTTAATCAGGCAGTTGTTCTTGGAATCGAACACCTTCGCCACCTTAGCAACATCTGCATCATCTCGCTTGAGCATCCGAAGCATGGCAGCTGCCGGGTCGAAGACCTTGCGCGCCTGGTCGCGGATGGTGGCTGCGCTGTACACCTCAGGGCCTGGCTCGCCATCTGCCAGGAGCATGTACAGGGCAATTGCTGCTGCCAATTCACTCTTACCGTTCTTCCTTGCCATCCTTACATAGGCTTTGCGGAATCGCCTGGTGCCGTCCTTCATCTGCCAGCCGAACAAGCAGTAAATGATAAAAGCCTGGAAAGGCTGCATCCTGAATGGCTGCTTCGCATACTGGCCTTTTGTGTGCCGCAGGAAGGAAATGAAGGTCAGGGCAATCTCAGCCTCCACCTCGGAGAAGTGCCAGCCCTTTTCATCAGCCTTGTCAAGGTCGGCAAGGTGGCGTTCCACTGCCTGCCTGGCCTTCCGGCCTACGGTGATGCGCTGGTGCACCACATCATCTATGTAGCTGCGTGCCAGCTGTAGCATCACATGCGCTTTTTGCTTTGCTCCCTGATGGCCTGGAGCTTGCTGATCAGCCCTCCCGGCTCATTGGCATCCGCCTTGAATGCCAGGATGGCCTCCCGGCTGCGCTGGGTGAGCCCCAGTTCCTTGCACAGCTTCATGATGGAGGTGCTCTCCCGGTCTGCGATGGTGTACCAGGCACTCACGTTCATGGCACCGGAATCGAAGACCTGGATCATTTTAGCAGGATCTTGGAGGACCTCAACCGCTATCCGGTAGCGCCCCCAATGCCAGGCCAGTTGCGACACTATGAAGGTGTCCACCTCCTGCCAGGCGTTGTGCTTCTGTAGAAACTTCGCCAGGGAGGCGTACATCTTGCGCTCAGGCTCTCCCAACGGGAGGGCCGGTGCTGGAATCTTTCCTTTTTTCATAGACCGTCCTGATGGGCCTCACGGCCTGATTTTCGAGCGTGGCAGGAGTTGCAGAGGCTCTGCAGATTAGCCCAGCTCCACTTGTCACCTCCCTGGCTGATGGGCTTGATGTGGTCCACGCATTGCGCAGCCACTACAAGCCCGGCCTCTTCGCAGATTTCGCAGAGCGGATAGCATTGCCGGAAGCCGGAAGAGACCTTGCGCCACCGTTTACTGTTGTAGAAGGGATAGTTGTCTGAAGCGTGGGCTGTGTGCGGTTTTTTTTCAGCAATCCACTTCGCTGGGCGAGAGCGTCTGTTGATGTTTGGCATGATTCCCGAAAAATTTACGGCAACCCGTACGGCAACCATGGAAGGAAAAAAGAACGGGAAGCCTTATTTTGCAAGGCTTCCCGCTGGTGTCTGGCGATCCCGACAGGATTATCCTTGCCTAATTTTAAAACACTTTTTGTTTTATTTTAAGCAAATTAGACTGTTTTTGCTTAACTTTGCTTTTTCAAATATACAAAACATTTTGTTTTAAACAAACATTTACGGCAACCCGTACGGCAACCACCACGGCAACCAAATTATAAGAAGCAGAAAATGAACCTTGGCTTTTTCCTGAAGACCTACAAAAAGGAGCGCACGCTCATCCTCCTGAAG